GTATATATTTATTCTTGTTTTAAAGTGTTCTAACGTATAGTTAGTTTTATCATTATACGTTAAATCATCAGCAATATCATATAAAGTTGCAGATGAGTTATTATCTTTTAACCGAAGACCACGGCCAATACTTTGTAAATTACGAATCCTAGACTTTGAAGGACTAGCAAAAATAATGTTGTGTAAATTGCGTATATTAATACCAGTGCTAAAAGTGCCGTAACTAGCAATAATGATAGCATTATCCGATTTTTCAGTAATCGCTCTAATGTTTTCTCTTTCATCTGCCTCTACTCCTCCGTGAACATAAAACACTTCTCTATTTTGTGCTTTATCTTCAATTAAATCTTTAAGTATTTCACCGTGTTTTTCTACGTATTGGAATAAACATAAAGAATTGCCTTGTAAAGACAAACAAAGATTCCTAATATATTTATTTCGTTTTTCATTTGAAACCAAATAATTTATTTCTTCTTGGTAAGTTTTATCTTTTAAAAATTGACGAGCTGTTGCATCGTGTTGAAGTATTAAACAAAGTATTTTTAAATCAGCTAATTGTTTCTTTTTTTGTAATTCACTAGTAGATATTATTTTGTTTACTGTACCAAACAAACCCTCTAATACTAATTTGTGAGTTTTTGTTCCATCTAAAGTTCCAGTTAAACCAATTCTGTATTTACATTTTTCAAGTTTGGTCATTAATTTTGTTAATGAAACAGCTTTAAACAAATGCGCTTCATCCCCAACAATCATACCAAACGATTCAAACCATTTTTTGGGTAAGTTATAAATTGATTGCCAAGTAGATATAATAACTCTTTTGTTTGTTTCTTTTTCGTGGCCAGAGTATATCTTATGTACGTTTCTTTCACTATTATAACCATAGTCTTTAAAGTCTTTAAATAACTGCTCTACAAGCGATGTAGTGGGCACGATAATCAGGATTTTGTCTTGTTTAGTATCTTTTAGTCGTAATAGATTAAATATCAACATAAGATAGATGATAAGAGATTTACCAGATGCTGTAGGTGATACAAGTAAACATCTATTTTTTTGTACAGAATATTTAAAAGCTTCTCTTTGATAATCTCTTACTTCGTGTGGTAATTTAAGAGCCTTGATTAGTTGATCTAGTTTTTTATCATCAACGTTTGTATCTTGTATTTTAGATCCATCAACAACTTGAACATTATTGTCTTCACACCATTTCTTAATGTATGGATACAAACCAGCATAGATTTTACCACTAGCATAATTAAATAATCGTATCTTACCATCCCAAGCTCGATTACGATATTGAGGCATAAACTTAAAACCTGGAACCTCAAATGTAAAAAACTCTCCAAGTTCTCTACGAATATCTGCTTCTGCTTCTATTTTAAGATAAACTTCATTTACTTTATCTATGATGATGTATCGAGTTGTGGTCATTTTATTACTTATATAAATGATTTACCAACAACCCAGCCAACTAATACTTTTCGTGTTCCTGAGGTTACAGGGTGTACTTTGTGCCAGATGTGAGATGGGAATACTATAATGGTTCCTTGTTTAAATACTTTTTTAAATCTAAAATATTTATTTTTGTTATGATATGGATGAGGCAAACATAATTCAAAATCGCCACCTGTGTAGTTATTATTTTCTGTTTCATTATCATTTAAACAAATCGTAAAACTTAATTTTCGTATTAAGCCATTATTATACGGTTTCGTATGAGTATCTATATGCCAGTCATAAAAGTTTTTTACATCATAAACAGTATATTGTAAAGGTTCTAATTCTGTTAATGAGAAGTTCCATTTTGTCTTTTGATTAATAGATTGAATAATATCAAATATTTTTGTGTTTAACGAAGTATCATTTAGCCAACTAACATACGATTTTCGATTGACAGAATTACCATCTGCTATTTTAGCAAGTTCCAACTTTTTTTGATCATTTTCTTTCATCAATTGATCACAAAAAGATGAACTAAAAGCATCTTCTTTTATATAATGAACAGAATTTAAAAACATTAAATAGCACCACTAGTAAACTTACGCCAATCAATAGCATTTTTAATAGTGAAACCACGGTTTGAAATTTGTCTAATTGTTCTATCTAAAAAATCTACTGTTGTTTGTATGTAATCTACTTTTTGTTTTAATTTTTGTAAATCAATATCTGATTCTAAATATTTGTCAACATCTGTTTTAAGTAATTTAAATTGAAATGGTTTTTCTGCGTAAACGCTAGGATCTGCTTTACCTGTATAGTATTCCCACTTTTCTCTTTTTAGTATATTATATTCAGTTTCACTACGACTTAACATTAACTTATACTTTGTTAAATGTTTTAAATACGTGTTATGTAGCTGTGGTGTTTTTAACGATTCTAAATCTAATTCTGTATCGTTTATTTTCAGGTCTTTATCAGCCTGTACTTGCAATTCTTCTAATGTCATAATAACTCCATATTATATAGTATATCACAAAAACCCTAAAAAGTAAAGTCTATGATGTTGTTATACTAGTTGTTGACGACCCGACAGTCGCAAAATCATATATCAAATAATTAAAAGATACAGTCGCTGTTAAGTAATCCACATCCGCGGCTTGTTGATTGTATTGTAATCCTGTTAAACCTGTTGGATAAACATCTCTAAATCGTATCTCAACCTGTGAATTATTTTTACTTGATAATACAGTCAACGTAGCGTCAGAATAGGTACCACCTGTGTTCGCAGCGCCATATTTAACTTTTCCAATCTCTGTACTAACACTTGAATTTTTTGCTGGAAATCTATCATTACCAGAAGTAACTAAATTTCTAAACTCTGAATAATCACGTGGAAATCCTAATCCTACTAACCAACCATGTATTTCCTGAAAGTTCTCTAAATTTTCATCAACCAAAAAAGTCATTTGTAATGGCTCGTAAGTTAACTTATCACCAGGTAATGGAATATCTTTTAAGGGTGTCTTTTGATCTAAAGCGCCACCTAAGGATATACCAGGTATATTTACAGCCGTGCAAAAGTATTCCACTTTTGGAAGTTTAATAATACTAAACTTAAACTGCGTTGGTGACGCATAATCCAGTTTAGTTGGTTGACGTGACAATGAGTTTGTAGTTGTCATATTATTATTTATATGTTATTTAGGAAGTGTTCCTGATTCACCTAACTTCTCGATAGCCTTAATAACTGTGTTGATATTTCCTTCTTCTTGTTTACAAGGTTTTTCTACTGTGGATACTTGTAGTTCTTCACAGATGGGTAAAGTTTCTTCTTGTATTTTTTCTGCTTCGCATGCATTTACTGATATGTACACACATAATAGTATAAGTGTTATGACGAATAGGTAAAGGTATTGAAGTAATATTTTTTTCATAGTATTATTTAGTAGATAAAAAAAAGGCGACCCGAAAGCCGCCTTTTTAAAGTTGTTACTCAGTGAGTAGATTACATTAAATTTGCAACCTGGACTCTTCTGTAGTATCTGTTTGAGTTTGCTGAACCAGCATCGTTCACTGCAGAAACAGCACCAGAAACGGCACCTGTTTGTGCAAATGGGTTTGCAACTAGACCATATCTAGTTTTGAAACCAATTTTTGGTTGGAACGTGTCTTGGCCAACTGCTCTCACCATTTGTAATGGCACGTAAGGGCAATAGACCAGCGTCATAAGGTGAAGTACCTTTGTAACCTACTACGAAGTATTGTTTCGCAGCTTGGTTTGCACTGTATGGATCTATGTACACTTTAAATCTACCGTTTAATACACCAGCAAAAGTGTTACCAGTATCGTCAACGTTTAGATTGTTGTTAAGTGCAGGTGTGTAGTCTAATACACCAGCCATTTGTAGAGCAGAAGCAACATCAGAAGAAGTAATTAGGATATTTCCTTTACCTCTACGTGTTCTTTGAGCGATTGCATTAGCTTCTCTTTCCACTTGGAACATTAAGCCTTTGAATCTCTCAACAGACCATCTACCATTTGAGTCAGTATCTAAATCAAAGATACCTTCTGTAGTAGTATTGACTGTTCCAGAGTTTGCAGATGCACCTTTTTCAGCGTTGATGTAGATAGTTCTTACAACTTCTCTGTTGATTTCCGCAAGGATCTCAGCAGATAAAATGTTTGCAAGTTCTGTCTCAGCATCTAAACCGTGGATAGCTTTAAGGTCTTGAGCTAATTCCATAGTGTATTCTGCTTTAAGAGCTCTTGATCTAGCAGTTACTGTTGCTTTTTCAATTGAGAAAGCCATTTCAGCGAACTGATTACCAGAAGCATCTCCTAACGCCTCAGCAGTTGCAGTTGACATACCTTCGAACTTGTTGTATGCACCAGCAGGTGAGTCGTTTAAGATTGCAGGGTTTGTACCAGCT